AAGAGGAGCCATTGATAAAGGAGATACTACAGCATTGAAAATATCCTTTACACCTATCTCTTTATAATTATTTTGAACACCACTAACCAATTCTTGTGGAGCTGGTACATAAATTAAACCCAACTGATTTGGGGGTGTTGGTAGAACACCAGCAAAAGTTCCTGTTTGTCTACCGATGAACCCTTGATATTCAAAACATCTGAATTTTAACCACAAGGGTATTTCAGATTGCAATTTTGGATTTTGTGGATATATTTGTTGGACTAGCATTTTTTGAATAAATATTTTGATGGCTTATAAAAATAAATTTTTCCCTAAAAATCAATCAAAATATATAGGTGATTCTACAAAAATACTATGTAGATCCTTATGGGAACGTAAATTCTGTAAATATTTAGATGAAAATAAAAATATTTTGCGCTGGTCGTTTGAAAATATCAAAATTCCATATAAATCTCCTCTAGACAATCAAATGCATTTTTATATACCAGATTTTTTGGCGGAAAAAAGAAATAAAGACGGATCTATCTCCACTCTACTTATAGAGGTAAAACCGTTTAAACAAACAAAGCAGCCTGTATTAACAGAAGCAATGTCAAAAAAAACTTACTCAAAAAATATGGAAACTTTTTTGGTCAATCAAGCAAAATGGGAAGCAGCCAAAGATTTTTGTGAAAAAAATGATATCAATTTCATAATTCTCACAGAAAAGGAACTCCTATGATACCATATCCACAGTTACCAGATGACTTTATTTCTGGATCGATAAGCGAATTTAGAAATAGTGTAGTAAATAGAGGCGGTGTCCAATTCGCCAATAGGTATATTGTAGACTTTGTAACACCATTCGGTTCTTACACCACATATCCATCAGAAATAAATATACCACAAAGAGCGTTGATGACATACGAAACTGGTATGCCGACATCTCTGTGGGGAACAAAAAGAAAAATCCCACTCCAACACGAATTTGATGAAATCACTATGTCTTTTGTGTTATATGAAGATTTTGCTGAGAAAAACTTTTTCGATGCGTGGATGGACAACATTGTAAGAAGAGGAAATTATAGCGAGTGGGTTATAGAAAATGCAAATACTTATTTTGATTATGTTGGTAAAGTCTATATAACCACATTCTCTGGATCAGCACAAGCCACAGAGTACCAAAACATTACATCAAAAACTTTATTGGATGAAGCATATCCTCTAAATTTACTACCAATACAAATGTCTTCAGAGAATACAGGATATACAACATTTGTTATGACATTAGCATATAGAAATTCTTATAATTTACTGAATGGATGATTAAATGAATTTAAAAAATATTTTACAGGATTCTTTACCAACGTATATTACTACATTACCTTATAGTAAAATAAAAACTAAATTTAGACCTTTTTTAGTAAAAGAAGAAAAAAAGTTATTAATTTTGGAAGAAACGTCCAACAAGAAAGAAATTTATAATGGTATTGTAGAAGTAATATCATCTTGCTATGATAATATTGATTTTTCAAAAATACCTATTTTTGAAGTTGAGTATTGTTTTTTAAAACTTAGAGCAAAATCTGTCGGTGAAATAATTACACCAAAAATTACATGCCCAATTACAAAAGAAAATCATATTGTTCAAATAGATTTAAATAAATTAGAATTAAATATACCAAAACAAGATAGCGTAATAACTATTGGAAATAATTTAAAGATTAAATTACGATATCCAACAGTAAATGATATATCAGAATTATCTACAAATATCAATGATCTGATTGCTAATTGTATTGTTTATTTTGAAACCTCTGATGAAAAAGCAGAAACTGCAAATTTCTCGAAAGAAGAAATTATAGATTTTTTAGATCATTTAACTGTAGAAAATTATCAAAAAATACTTGAATTTTTTGAAAATATGCCATCATCACCAATTACTGTAAATTATACAACCCAGGATGGAGTTCAGAGATCATTAGTACTAAAAAATCTTAAAGATTTTTTTTCATAACCCTCAGTCACATATCACTAAAAAGCTATTTTGAGTTGATGTATATTTTGACAAAAAATTACGGATTTAATCTAGCAGATTTGGAAGGAATGCTTCCATGGGAAAGAGATTTATATGTGGAGCAACTGAGGGTGGATGTGGAAAAAGAAAAGAGTAAATTCAAATGAAATTAGAAAAATCTAAAAATAAAGTACCACAAGAATTAAAAAATAAAATTCAAAATATATTTGATGGCTTTTCTATTGAAAACATACAAAAAACAGATATCAATACAGAAAATTATAAAGCTCCAGAAAAACAACAAGAGATACCGAATAAAGAACCAATCTTAAATTTAGGTACTATAAAAAAAGAACTTATACCATCAATAACAAATATTATTGATAAAAAGTTAAAAAATATTTCTTTTTATAATAATAAGAATACAAACTATTCAACAATTAATAATTATTCAAATTCTGTTAATAAAGAATATAGAAATTTTTCACCAAAATCAATTTATGTCAATAAGCAATATAAAAATTTTTCACCAAATACATTAAATGAAGTAACAAGTAAATATTTAAATATTGATTATAAAAATTTATTTTCTCCATCATATGAGACACAGAAAAATATTTCTAACAAATTCTATGATAACAATACAAATATTAAAAATTTAACGCAAACAAATAATTTAATACCAGCGTTAAAAGAAGGCGGTGTTGTCAAGGAACCAACAGTAGCCTATTTACATGAGAACGAAGCGGTAGTTCCTTTAAAAGAATCTAAAACATTTCAAAACTTCATACAAACATTAACAAAAGGTTCAATAGTTAATAATACAAAAAATGAAAATATTAAGAATTTTTCTAGTATGAGAAATAATTCATCTAATACTGAAAATAAGACTTCCATTGAAAATAGAAATGTAACTAATAAATCTGAAAAAGAACAATCAATATCATTAAATGCTCCTATTAGTATAAATCAACAATTACCAGAAATTCCATCTGGTATGGAGAAACCAAATATTCCATTGGTATATGCTGGTTCTGGATCAAATAGTGATCTATTCTCAAATGCAATAAATAAACCAAAGTGGAGAAAGAATACTGGGTAATTGAAAACCCCCTCAAACGAGGGGGTTTCTTTTTTAGTCCATCTGTTCAAAAAGCTTCATAGGATCTACTTCATCTTCTACCGTATCTTCAATCTTTTGTCGCTTTTGCTTCATTGAGGATGACTTTTCCTGGAAATCATTCTCATCTAGATCTTCAGCATTTCGAGATACTGCTGGGGCAGTTCCGCGAATATCACCACCAAGAACCTCATGAAGACGATTCTTGAGATCATCATAAGACTTAAAGCTACTAGGACTGATGAACTCATTCAAAGAATGTTCCTGATTCCATAGCTTTTCAATCTTATTATCATCACCACCATAAAGTGCTGAAGGAGCATCAAACTCGGACTTATCGTAATTGGTATATCCACCAATCTTACGAATCTTCACCTTGAAGTTACAACCATTCCAAAAATCAAATGGATTGATTGGATCTTCATCCTTAAATTCTGGCTTCATCTTTTCCTGAATCTTGTCAAAGATTTTAGTTCCATACTTATAAAGGAATACCTTACCTTCATTTTGTGGATTTGCTTCGTCCTTGATTACAAGGATGTTGGAAATATATGTTGTCTTTCGCTTACGCGAACGAGCAATATTCTTATCTTCTTCTGATCCAGTATTCCAAAGTTCACTATTCAGTTCACTAACAGGATCCTTTTGGTTAAGGGTTGTGAGTGAATTTTCAATATACCATCCACCTGGGCCTTGGAAGGCATGGGAAAAAAGCTTTACCCAAGGGCAATCTTCACCATTAATTTCTGGAAGAAAACGAATTACTGCAAATCCATTTCCCATCTTATCTTGTTCTGGTCGCCAGAAACGATCATCCTTATAATCCTTCTTGACACCATCCTCAAGCTTCTTCATGAGGTCTGAAATGCTATTCTTTGAACGATTCTTAAAATCCTTAAAACTCATAATTTTCTCCTGGAGATCTCCTCCATTATTCTAACTACGGGAACTCCCCGCTTCTAGATTGTATCTGTTTATATCAACTATGTCAAGCAAAAGGTAAACTATTTTTTGACTTTTTAATTAGGTTAATATTTCTACCTTCTGACTCAAGTTTTTCGATTAATGGTTGGGATAATAGTTTAGCAATTAACGAATAATCTAAACCATATTCTTCTTGTAAATCAATAATTGTTTCTAAATAAGTCGCTTTTCTTTTTGATACTCGATTTTCTACTTTTTTCGAAAATTCTTCTTTTGTTATATTTGTAAGCATTTTTCACCTGTTAAAAGATTAATTATATATAAAAATAAAGGATTACTATGGCAGCAGATATTACCAGTAATATTTCAATCACTACTTATGATGGAAATGCTATTTTAGCAACCGATTATGGGACTAGTGGAACTGGTGTTACAGCGGCACATGTTCAACTAGCTAAATTAGCGTGGGGATCTGAATCTATTACAAAAAGAGTCAGTGAAACAAATCCTCTTCCTGTATATTTATATGGCACAAGTGGCTCTGCTGCAATAGGAATCACTGGAACTGTAACTGGAACTGGTGGTGTATTCCCTATAACAAATACCAGAAATGGATTCTTGATTGTTGGTGGTCCAACAGCAGGATTTACTTTTGGATATAATCCAGTTCAAGTTTCTGGATATGTTCAAGGAACTACTAACGGTGTTCTTGTTGGTGTTACTGGCATTGTACGTTTAAATCAAAATCTTAGCGTTCAAGGTATTACCAACGGAGTTTTGGTTGGTGTTACTGGTGGTAGAATTTTGAATAGAAATACAGATAGCGTTACTGTTTTTGGTAATGTTGGTATTTCTGGTGGTCTTGCATTAACTGCTGGTACTAACTCCATTTCTGTTTGGGGTTCTGATAATGGTAATAAAGTTCTTTCTAGAATTTATGCTAGTGATGGAACAACACTAGGATACTCTGGTAATGCCCTCAATGTCAATGTTGTTGGTGCTGGAATTACAGCAACAGTTACGATAAATCCTGTTGTTGGTGTAACTAATGGTAATGGTCTTCCGCTTAAAATATGCGGTAGTGGCGTTACAACCGATGCTGCGGTCATCGTGCAGGGAAGACTTGCTGGTGGTGCTCTTGAAGTCGGAGCCGTCACAGCAATTCCTGTAGGCGTTACTGGCACTGTGACAATTGATGATACTGATATAATTGATTCATTAGAATCAACGAGTAAACCACTAATCACAAATCTTGTTAGTATCAAGACTAACACAGCTACTCTTTCATCAATTAATGAAAAATTAAATACTGGTATTGTGCAGTCTAAGATTACAGAAATAGTAAAACCAACTAAATTTGTAAATGGTAAAAAAGATCTTACAACTACAGCCACTGCAATATCAGCGTCAGTCACTATTAAAATTGGTGTGCATGTAAAGGCTCCATTAACAAATACAGACACAATTTATATTGGATCAACCACTCTAGTAACAACACCAACAGATGGTTTCCCACTAGAACCAGGTGAATCTATATTCATTGAAATAGACAACCCAAATAAAATTTATGCAAGGTCAGCGTCAACTGGACAAAGAGTAACATACTTGGCATCGTAATATGGCATCAAAATCGTCATATTTAAAAAGCAAAACAAAATCTAGAGGAGAGGACGTTGAACTCGTCCCTGTCCGTAGTAATGTTTTTTATGGTATTCAAACAAAGATATTTGACGAGCAAAAAACAAATATTGAAAGAAAAATAATTGTAGTACCAAATATTACATTTTATGATAACTTTACAAAAGCTCTCATAGATTTTTCAGATTATTTAAATAATCCACAGTCATCAGATGTAAAACCATTTTTTGATTTGTTGATAAATGGATTAAATTTTTCAATATCAAATGCGACTTGGGTAAATCCAACCATAGATAAAACTACATTTAATTTATCAGGAACTTATAAATTTTTAAAAATAGTTGACAACATTATTTTTACTGAGGTGGTTTCTATTAATTCTTATTCATCAAAAATAACAAGATATGATAAAGAATTTTTCGAACAACTACCTACAGTACAATTATCCACAACAGTAGTTCCAAATAAAAAAGAAACAAAAAGTTATATTTTTAATTACCTTGGAAAAAATAGTAAAAATTCATTTTCTTTTCTTGGTATGAAAATTGGAGATTATCTCCAAATCCAAAACAAAGACGAAAAATACAAAATTGATTCTTATGAAATAGATGCTGAGGGAAAAGAAACTTTAGTTGTTTTTGGTGATCTTTCAAATTTAAATTTTGTAGGAACACCTTTATTAATAACTTTGAATCAAAAAAATATTAATAAAATTCAACTAACTTATGATAATAACACTTTAGGTAAATGTGAATTAACAACAAATAATTCTATAATCGAATGCATTGATAATCATACTGAATTACAATCAAAATTAAGAGAAGATAATTTTAATAATATAAAAAGTAATTTCTATCCAAATCAATTTTGTGTTGGGCTTTTAAGTGACTTTGAGGTTACTCAAACAACCAATGTTATAGCATCTTTAACACAAGAAAATATAAGACTTAAATCGCAATTAACTACACCAATAAGTGTTACTACAGATTCTTCACTATTATCCAGTAAAAATTTACTAAGAAGATTATTTCAATAATTCTTTTTTTGGAAGAATTTCGTAAGCAATAGCTAAAAATTGTTTTAGCTTGTCTGAAATATCTCTAGTAGGACATAAAACAATCAATTCAACTTTATCATCAGAAACCCCATAGAATAGAATTTTATAATCATTTAATTTTTCGATTTCTCTTTTTGGTTTTGCTCCAAATAAATTAAAACTATATGAGAAGTGGAGTTCTATCATAAAAATATTTATGATAATAAAAAAATCCAGTTGATTTCTCAACTGGATTTCAAAAAATAACTTAATTTACTTTCGTTTTGAATCTAGATTATCGATTCGATTATGTACTTCCTGAATCTGTTGATCGTAAAAACGATTAGAATCAGCATTCAAATCATTCATTTGATCTTCAATCGATCGGAATCGATCCCATACAGATCGCATTTCTTCATTAAAATAATGAGCTTCATCACGCTTCTGAGCCTCTGACGGCGTAGATAGACAACAAAGAAGTGTGCTGACAGCAATAAGCCCTACACAAATAAGACTTGCTACACCAACTACCTGTGTATTCTTTGTGTACTGTGAAGCAATAAGACTAAAAACTAGAACGGCCAATGCCACGATAGATACAA